CGCAGAATTTCAAAATTTTGGTCAGAGTGGTGGAGGAAGAGGATATGAATCCGAATCCATCGGATCAATCCTCCCTGCACCAATCTTCCTAATAAAGAAGAGCGCCACAATGGTTGTGTTGATAGTTTCATCTCAACTGGTGTCAGTTATCATCTGAACTTTGAGAACCAGGGCCATACCCTCTAGTGACTCTTTGGTCGAATCACCGTTGCTCTTTGAGGAGCAACTTTAGCTTGACTCAGAACTTTGCTCTCACCTGGCCATGTGAGGGCTAATTTCTGATAGCTCTTAGCCGTAGACTTTGTCGTGGCCGTATGCTGGAGTAATAACTTATGCAGATAAGACTCGAAGCGAGACCCCGGGAGAGGGCTAATCACCGGGGAAAAGAACGGACCAAGGAAACGCAGCGTGGTCGTATCCATAGGGAGGATCAAGAGATTGAACTGTGAATCTGCAACGAGACCGCTAGATCCGGTGGCTAACGTGAAATAAACTGGGTCGTTTAGATTCGCGACTCCATAGATTATACACGCATCACCAACGAAATTGGCTGTCTCAATGTAGAGGGCCACAGTCGATGCCTGTGTAACTCCCACTGGCGGCGACGCTGTTGACAATGTCATGGCTATACTTCCTACGTCTCCCACAGCTTGGCCTGCGAGGATGACAAAATACCCACCCGGATTCGGAAGTAGATATGTAGCGTTGTTAATACTATTTGGCGTAGCATAATCAATTAACACATCTAAGTCCCCAACACCGTAAGTAAGTGTATAGGTACCTGCAAAATCCCGTATTGCCGACGAAATGTATCCATCTACTTGCTGTAGAGAATTCAATTGTGGTGTCGACAGTACGCAATCGTACTCAACATATAGCTCACCTGCCGTGAAGGGGGCTGATTGACTCTGAGTGGCAACGTATAAATTTCCCACATAATACGTTTTCTCATCTGTGCTGGTTGGGGTGGTCAAACTAGAGGTAATGTAGTACTCCTTATACTTATGCAAGTTATAAGGAGCACACTCATAAACACTAGCAAACCACGGAGGGGAACGCACTGCTCCATCATACGTCATGAATTGGAGTTTATCAACTGGAGGCGGGTCAACCGCATCGAAATCCACCGCTGTCATCACTGTACCTTCATTATCTGTACCACACTGTGGTTCATAAATAAAGCGTAAGCGATTAAAACGATAGGTTTCAAAGCGGGTGGCAATGCCAGACAACCAAGGAAATAGTTCCCTATTTCCGGGATTGATGGGCATCTGCACCATGTTATTAAAATCTCCCGCAGCACCGAAAGTAATATCCTGGACATATTCACGGTGCCTGATGGACATTCCTGACTTATTGGAGCGCAAACGGGCTTTGTTGTGTTTGACATAGGTGCCATTAGCAGCAGGAGCCGACAGAGACATGCTGTTGTTATAACCTTGAAGGGCAAGGTTAGGCGATGCCATGGCAGAGGCACCGCTTGTTGGGAAGGCTAGCATAGGCAACAGCTCTTTTAGTAAATCGCGTGAGGCGCGATTCACCTGAGGGATGACTTGGCCGACGAGACCGCCGGCAAAGTCACCACGAACTGCCTTCTTAACCGCCTTCTTGGCAGCCTTCTTCAGGCCACCACTCTTCTTCTTCGTTTTCCCACCCATTAATTCTTTCTCCGAGGACCCCCCCCGCGGAGCGAAGGAAATCTCGAATCCTACCTAAGTGTGGACAATGTCGCAAAGTGTACAAAAACTGCAACCACAGCCCCCTAGACACGTCTCCCTGATTCAAAAACCTATAAAAGGTCTTATCCCAGGTCTCAGGCTCCCAAGAGCCATCTTTACGTATCCGCGAGCTGCAGAAGAGGATTGTGTCTCCACAATCATTGTACGATTTGACCGGATGCCCCAACTCAGCATAAAATTCAGGCCCACCGCTCACCTTATCTTCGATAGCATCGTCGCCATAGGCGGCGACATAGCTAGCTCCAATAAGGTAGGCTAGGGCCACCTTAATACGAGAGTTGGTAGAAGCCGTGTTAAAGGAACCCGACTTCTGGAGAGCATCCTCCAATTGTTCCACACATTCACCATCAGCAAACACGAAAACAGCACGCGCTAAGCAATTCACCCTATTCATAACCGCCCGGTTCCAAGGAACCGAGGCGCCTATTGCAAGTTCACACCGTATGAGCGCATCAAAGAACAACTCCCACCCTTGAACAGACCAATCAAAACCGGATATATCAACATCTACAAGATTTTTACGCGCAAAGACTTCGCGAGCGAAGTCTTGCACATCTTCATCTTTGCACATTGACGCACCGGGTTTTGACGGAATAAATCTCCAATTCTGTATCTCTGCCTCATTCTGAGCCGTATGGAGTATGCGCTCTATAATTTGATCAACAATAGAAACACTGCAAATGATTCTAAGGCGCTTTTGCGCAACCTTCAATCGATTATGCGGTTCCTTCTTAATGAAAACCCGTATAGGGTCGACATACCCTGCCCGTACACGTTGAGAGGCAGACATCTTCGCAAGGACACTTGGACTGGTCTGCGATAGGAGTGTGAGTCGTTGCTTGACACACTGTAATACCAGATCACGATGTGAGGCAAACAACTTAGCGTTGGTTGGAGCCAGAACACAGAGCGGAACACCAGGCGTTGACCTAGCGTTTACTGCAGAAAGCATTACATCTGCCACCAGATTACCCAACACGACGTCGTTATCCCATGTCAACGGAACAGATTTCGGATACTGTTTCAATAACATGTCTTTCACGACGCCGAGCGCATAATCGGTGGGGATCACTCCTCGTTTAAACCTTTCGGCTTGAAACTCAAATGATGCTTTCTCAGCGTCCGCCCCCCGTTCTGGCCACGACCACTCTTTCAATTCCGGGAAAGTCTCTGTTGCCTTTTGGAGCAAATCTGTGGGTTTGGCAGGATTTCCCGCTGGCCAGGTTTTGCCGTTAAAACGGCCTGCCCTGGCCCGCTTGAGCCCTTGTCCATAACTTTGTTTTTGCTCCTCTGGGATCCATTCATATTGCCCGAGTTCGATGAGGTGGTCGAGGCAGTCCCTTTCAAACTGTCCTGTGGATGTGGGACTGCCGGTGTGTCCACAGGTTTCATGTTTACCGACCGAGATTCCTCTGTCGGCTTGATGGTTGGGGCACTCTCTCTACTGGCCGCCGTAAGCTCTGCAGCCGCTTCCCGCTTCCGCCGGCGTTGCGTACGTGTGAGTCGTTTCTTTCCCGAGCCTTGTTTAGCTGCGGTCGGGGAAGATGACTCTTCGGCAACGTCGGCGCATTTGGTCTGCGCCTGCTGAGCACTGAAGGCCGCGATAACTGTATCCGCCAGTATCGTCCGGTTTGTTTGTGGCAAACTAGACGGTCCTGTAGGAGAATACATCTCTCTTTGGCCATCAAGGGCGGCCTTTCTTGGTCTAAGGACTTTCATTTCATAGCCATTTGACTGGCTATAACCATAATTGTCCTCTCTTTCGAAAGGGTGCACGAAGTCTTCCTCTTCATATGGCAAATCCTCCACGTAATCACCCCATGCCTGTGAGCCTAGGACCCTACCTTCTTCATTATAAATCCGGTATTTACTTTCCTTAGAAAGCACTCTGAGAGTTTTATCCTCAAATTCAACTTCAGCCTCATAGAACTCATCCCATCGCCGTGCGACTTCATCAAGTTCTTGTTTCCAAAGTTGATCTTTGCGAGTATCCGTCTCAAGGCACCCCTGAAGGAAACCTAGACTCACAGCCACGTTGTAGATACCCACCCGAGCTGGGGCTGCTTGAACATGCAGCCCAATCGCGTTGGTACCATTACGTAGCAATGTGCCACTAAAAGAGGGAATTGTTGTACACGTGTGCAAGAGACCTAAAGGACATTGCTTATAGGATGTGACCACCCCATAAGTCTGACGCAACACACCATCCATATAACCCACTGCTTGCACAGGGGTTGCTGTTGGGGCTCCCGCTACAATCTTAATGGGAGACACACGCAAAACTGACCAAACTTTATTTGGCACATGAAATATAACAAAATCAAGTTCTTTAC